AAATAGGAGAAACCAATGACTGGATTAACAGCATTAAACTTTAATGATTTCGACAAATTGTTTGTCGGATTTGATCGCTTACACAATGAGCTAACGAGGAGGAACGAAACTTCCCCACTTACTAACTACCCTAGATACAACCTAGTGGCTATCGGAGAAGATGCTTACCGCATCGAGATGGCTCTACCTGGCTGGAAAAAGGACAACATTGATATCAAGCAACATAAAAATAAACTTACCATAGAAGGTAAAGAAAAGCAAGAGCTAGATTCGGACGAGGAACACTACATTCATAAAGGATTGAGTGGCAAAACCTTTAGCAGAATCTTTACGCTCGGTGATTGGGTAGAAATATCTAACGCAGGTTTTAAAAATGGTTTATTAGTAATTAACCTTCAGGTCAATACACCTGATGCAGAGATGCCGAAGACAATACAAATCGGCTAGGAGAACGAAAATGCAACACGCAAAACGATTCTTGAATCGTTATGCCAGTGTGCAAGCGTTTCAAGAAATTAAAGCAAAATACTGTCCTGACGGACAAACTTGTGAGGCGGCGATTATGATAGGAATGATACTTGGATTCGCGTATATAACTACGTGGCCACTGTTAAATTATCTGTAAAGATGATTATATCAAACGCAGCTTTAACTAAGTTAAAAGAACGGATTGCCTCAAGCTCAGCTTGGGGCATTCGCCTTTCTATTAAAGGAGGCGGATGTGGGGGATATACATATGAGTTATGCTACGAAGAGATGCCTAGTATAACTGATGTGATATATGATCGCATAGTAGCAGTCGATAGCTTAAGTGATAGCTATCTTAAAGATGCCACCTTAGAGTGGGAAATAAACGGAGTACAAGAAGAATTTGTAATTCAAAACGAACAATTAGAAAGTGGACGCTGTGGCTGTGGCGAAAGTTTTTACATGGACAAACAATGAAAATAAGCAACACAGGAATAGACTTAATAAAGCACTTTGAAGGGTGCGAGACTGAGGCATACAAATGCCCAGCAGGTGTATGGACAATAGGATATGGACACATAAAAGGAGTGCAAGAAGGAGACGTAATAACAGAAACTCAAGCACACGAAATGTTAGTAGAAGAACTTAGTGAGTATGAAAATTATATACATGACTTAGTAGAGTGTCCTCTAAACCAGAACCAATTTGATGCATTAGTATCGTGGGTATTTAATTTAGGGTCGGGCAACTTAGCCTCTTCTACTCTGCTAAGAGTACTAAACTCAGGAGAATATGCGGGAGTTCCAGAACAGATAATGAGATGGAATAAAGCCGCAGGCAAAGTGCTAGCAGGACTTACTAAAAGAAGGCAAGCGGAAGCTGACTTATTTAATGCTAATTAAATATAAGGGGGTAGAGTACCCTATAGGACAAAAGATGTGGGACGCTATGAACCAACACGCCCTAGAACGAAATATGACAATAGATGAGTACATATCAGAAGCATTTACAAAATTAAAAGAAAATGAAGAAACAAACGTATAAAGTAATTATAACATTTGATGCAGATGTGGAAGACGGCGATCCAAAAGATTGGTTGCCTGCAGCATTAGAAGAAGGATACTTTAAGTATAAAACACATAAGATTTTTAGTACAGAAGTAGAGCCGATAGACAAAGAGGCTCCTGAACATAAGTGGATAAAAGATTTTAAGTGATGGGTAGCACATTAAATAACCTACTAATAGCCATAAAGGTAGTAGAAGCACAACAAAAGATTTCTACAAACCCTAGCATATGGCAAAGCCTTGAAGACGAGTTAGTCTTGCTTCGAGAAAGAGTGGAGAAATTGGAGAATGGCACAGCCTAGCGAACAATTTAGCGGAGACATGAGCCGTAATGAGGTTGAGATAGACCTTAATAAATTCATGGCAATGGTTTCAGAGATTGGTGAATTAAAAGCCAAGATAATGGAAATGGAGAACGAAAGAGAGCCCGATAATCCTTGGCAAAGGGTAATCTGGTTTTCTCAAATGATAGATGCTTGGAGATTATTTCCTAGAGCCTTCTTAAGTATATACATGTATTTACTATACTACTGTACTTTTTGGTTTATGGAACTTGATGTACCAACACTAGAACAATCAGGGTTGATTTCGATAGTAGTAGGAGCAGGCGCAGCTTGGTTCGGACTCTATGCAGGAACAGCTAAAGACAAAATTAATAGTAAATAATAAATGGAAGTAATAGTATTCAGTAAGGATAATTGTGTATTCTGCGATAAAGCAATAGCACTAGCAAAATTAAATAAGTATAACCTCACAGTTCAAAAGCTGGGGGTTGACTTTACAATGGAAGATATGATGGAAAAATTTCCTACTGCTAGAACCTTCCCACAGATAATTGTAGACAGTAAGAGCATTGGTGGGTACACAGAATTTCAACTCCTAACCAATCAATCCTAAAAATAGTACTTGACATAGCACTTAAAATTTAGTATAATAGTCTTATGAATATTTTTATACTTGACGAAAACATAGACAAGTGTGCAGAAGCTCATGTGGACAAACACATAGTAAAAATGCCTCTAGAGGCAGCACAGATGTTATGTACTAATCATTGGATAAACAAATACTTAGGACATATACCGAGAAAACTAGAATCAAATGAATGGCAAATTATCAAAGAAGCAAAAACTAATGAAATCAGAGATTTTCCGTACCTTCCTACTATGTACAACCACCCTTGCACTATCTGGGCTAGGAGCAGTCTTGATAACTACGAATGGTTATACTGCTATGCCCTCGCACTTAATGAGGAATATAGATACAGGTATGGAAGAAGCCATAAGTCAGTGCATGATGTCATACTCAAATTACCATTCTATGACATACCAAGGAATGGGCTCTCATCTTTTGCTCAGGCAATGCCAGATGAGCTCAAGGGACCAGATGCTATTGAAGCATACAGAAGGTTCTACCACAAAGACAAAGCAACCTTTGCAGAGTGGAAGTTCAGAGGAAAACCCAAATGGTGGATAGAAGAAGAAGCAAGCTATGAGAGTAGAATTACAAGGTAACCCCTACATATCAGTATTTTTTCCAAAAGATTGGAGTCAAGATAGAATAGACATGTGGTTATGGCAGTACTATAACTACAATAATAAATTACACTAAATAGGACATAATGACGACAGAAGATACCAAAAAATTTAACGACTACGCAAAGTTCGTAGTCAGCACAACCTCGCAGGAAAGCCTGCACACACTTGCTCTTATCGGTAGATTACATACTCTACGGGAAGAACACAAAATAGAATTTTCTCAGCTACTCACAGCATCAATCGGTATGCAAGCTGAATCAGGAGAGTTCTCCGAGATAATCAAAAAGATTGTATTTCAAGGAAAAGAATTTAACGAAGAAGAAAGATTTCACCTCATGCGTGAGCTTGGCGATGTACTATGGTACTGGGTTCAAGGTTGTACAGCATTAGGGTACACTCCACAACAAGTAATGGAAGAAAATATAAATAAACTAGAGAGCAGATACCCTAATGGCTTTGAAGTAGCTATGAGCGAAAATAGACAAGTAGGAGACATATAATGGAACAAAAAACAATCATGATGGCACAGCATCTGCATACGTACCAAGAAGGGAATAGAACTTGTGAAGTATACGTAGCAGTATCAGGAGGTTATGCTACACGTCACTATAAAAAGATAGAAGGCGGGAATGTATGGCAGAAAGATATACTACATAAAGGCAAGAGTGAAGTATGGGCAGAAAATGCAGCGGAAAACTGGGTAATGAAGGTGGGAGAATGACAGAAATAATCTTATTACCATTTACTTTATTCGAGTGGATATTCTCTATAGCCTTTTGGTACTACGGAATTATGTTCTTAATAAACTCAGAAGTATACGAAAACATACACGAAAAATTACAGGAGAAATGGGATGCTTATAGAAACAAATAAATTTAACGAAGATGTAGTATTAAATAAACTTAAAGTTTATATTGATAAAACATACAAACAACACTACGGTTCAGGAAATATTCAGACGACAGAAGTTACTTTTGACGCTGGGCATGGAGAAAGCTTTTGCTTAGGTAATATACTTAAGTATGCGCAACGCTTTGGGAAAAAGAATGGTAGAAATGAACAAGACCTATATAAAATTATACACTATGCAATTATGATTTTAGGGCAGATAGAGAAAGATAAAGAGAAAGCTCACCAAGAGTTTGAAGACCACATGCGGGAAGGAGCAGAGTAGTGACTAATATACAAATTATACTAATCGTAGTAGTAATAGTAGTAATATGGGGGTTATGGTAGTGGGAGCACGCGGACTAAGGGTAAAGAAAACAGAAAAGTTAGATGACATAAATCTACAAAGAGTAGTAGATGCACTAAGTAGTAGTACTCCTATCACGAAAAAAGAAGCGTGTGAGATGCTCAATATCAGTTATAATACGACGAGATTAAATAAGATTCTAGCAGACTTTGATGAGACAATACAGTACAGAGCTACTAGAAAGTCTCAGCTTAGAGGAACAAAAGCTACATCAGCTGAAATTAAACAAGTAATAGAATCCTACTTAAAAGAATCTCCTATATCAGAGATTGCAAAATCAATGTACCGTTCTTCTACTTTTGTAAAGAACATAATTAATCGAGCAGGCGTACCAGAAAAGAGACCTGCAACAGAACAAGGAGCAGGGTCTAAAGTAGGTTACTTACCAGACGAATGTGTAGCTGAAACTTTTGAAGTAGGAGAAAAAGTCTGGTGCGCTAGACAAGATATGCCTGCAATAATCAAAAAAGTAATGCCTAATACTCCACAAACAAACTATATAGAAAAGTATGGAGCAGAGTGTTATCATATCTATGTAGTACAAGAAACAGATTTTGAAAGTCCTTACTTTGGCTTTCTTGAACATGCGGGATATAATGCGCATGCAATAGCTTATGACTTAGGTAGTCTAAAGCACCTAGAAAAGTACGGCGCTGAAATCTAGTAAGCAGAAGGACAATAACAATATGTTAGCAATCTTTGGGGCTGGCTACCTCGCAACAGGCATAATGATATTCTGCCGAACATACTTTATCTGTATAAGAATGATAGAGAATAAATCGCCAACCAGTTTAATAACACAACATAGAATACTGCATTTAATAGCATTTACAGTAGGCATAAGCATATTAACTATACCAATAGCAAGAGTAGCTTTCGATAATAAAGCTAGAAAGAGTTTTTGCGTAGGGTACGTTAATTCAATAACATAGGAGTAAAATGAGAGATAAAATAGTTGAAGCCCTAAGACTAAAGTACCAAGGGCAGGTAGCAGAGGCAGAAGCAAATATACATATTTATTTGATAAACCCAGCAGGTATTGGAGAACACTCCGATATAGTAGCAGAAGTAGATAAACAGATTGAACGAGCTGCAACAGCTCAGGAGAAGTTAGAATTCTTAGAAAACATAGGATACTAACATGCTAAATAGGCGAAAAATGAAAATGCTCAATGATACATTAGAAGAAGAATTAAGATTAATGCTTTGTGAACAGAAAGAAATTATTAATGTTTTACAACAAAACATTCTGTCATTAAAAAAAATGGTAGCAGAGGAAACAGAAGCCAAATACATTGCATACAGTAGAAATGCAGAATTACAAGAGCAAATAGAGACACAATCAAAAAACAGTTCTTGACATAGCGTTTATTTTTCTGTATAATATTTATATATGGGAGATAGATTTTATCAACAACAACTCGAAGCCACGGGCTCATACCCAGGCTTTAGAGGTACAAAAAGGAGAAGAAAAATGGCATGGACAGACGAATCAAAAGCTGAAGCCGTTGAACTTTACACTCAAGCGGAAGCAACTCCAGAGACATCAATGGAGATTGTTAAAGACATCGCTGATCAATTAGGTGAATCACCTAATGGAGTCAGAATGATTTTAACTAAAGCTGGCGTTTATGTAAAGAAAACTCCTGCAACTAGAAGTTCTGCATCATCTAATGGTGGCACAGCAACAGCTAGAGTAAGCAAAGCAGACGCACAGGAAACCCTTAAGGGTGCTTTAACTGATGCAGGTCAAGAAATTGACGCTGACATCATTGACAAGCTAACTGGCAAAGCAGCAGTTTACTTCGCAGGCATTATTACCGCTATAAATAACTAATACCCTACCCTTACTGCAAGAAAGAGTTTTCTTAACAGTAACGGAGTATATTAGTGAAAAAAGCAGACTTTATAAGTCAGGTTGATAAGTGTGGAGACGCAATTATCACATACAGAAGTACCAACTCAAGAAAATTAAAGTACAATGTTTGTACTTTAGATTTCAACAATAAGTATATTCAGAGCAAGAAGAATCGTGCAAAAGAAACAAAAGACACGGTTCTTCTTTTCTGCTGGGATACTGATTCTTACAGGTTATTAAGACCTGCGAATGTAACAAGCATAGTGCCCTTGAGTGCAATACTCAAGAACTCACGATGAACCTTCATGACGCTCCAGAAGCGTATGAAAAATTAATATCACAAAACGCTGATGGTACAGAGCAAGTGAAATTGACAATCAATGAGTTTAGAGGCGTAGAGTATTTACACCTTAGAAAATACTACTTGGATTTCGATGGAGATTTTAAGCCTAGTAAGGACGGCGTAGCCATGGCTCTTGATTTTAATAACTCAAAAGCATTGTTTGAAGGATTAGTTGAGATACTATCCTTAGCCGAGATAAAAGATACCTTAGAGACGCACTTCAAAGATATTTTAGATGAAATTTACCTAAAGTAAATTTAGTTCTTGACATAGCAGTTATTTTTTGTTATAATATTATAAATAATAAAAATATTATAGGAAAATAATGAGCATAAAAGAATTTTTAGACACAGCATCAGACGCATATTATAAAGGTTCTCCAGTTATATCAGACGAAGAATTTGATAGACTAGCAGAATCGATAGGCTACAATGCTGTAGGCAGTAAACAAGACAACAGAACAGCCCACCACTATCAAATGTTTTCTCTACAGAAAGTATTTGACAACGAAACAGACAAAGACCCTTTCAATAAGTATAAAAACGCAGTCGTCGTAACTCCAAAGTTAGACGGAGCTGCTGTCTCTTTACTTTACGTCAAAGGAACTTTTGTAAAGAGACAGC